GTTTGAGATTCTACAATAAACATTAACGGGGTTGATGAAGATGTAACCGAAGCAGAATCAACATTCAATATGTTTGTTAAATTGGATGGTGTACAGTCGGGTATTTATCACGTACCAACAAAAACAGTAAACGTAACTTCGACACCTTGTGCAGATGCCAACTATACTAATTCAGATGGTAGTTACGCGGGTACGGTTGCAAGCGGTGGCACTCTCAACATACCTAACATTACCGTAACTGATAGCGATGGAACTACTTCATCCGTTCCAAGTGTTCAGGACGTTGTATGTACACCCGCTAATTATGGCACTCGGATATTAAGCGTAATGAGAAGGAAATATTGCGTTGAAGCTATGTGTGGTTTTTCGTTTACATATATAGATGACGAATTTGCCGCAGATGGAAGCGCGGTTATTAGGGTTAGAAGGTCAAGCGATAACAGCGAACAAGACTTCACGCCAAGCGAAATAACCGATGGCACACTAACCACATTTACGGGCGCGGGAGATGGTTACGTGACTAAATTCTACGACCAAACAAGGAACTACTTCAACCTATTCAATACTTCGGCTGGAAACCAAGCAAAGATAGTAACGAGTGGTATTTTAAACACAGATTCTCAAGGCAATCCAACAGCAATAACTACTAGCAGTTTCGGGTATTATTTAGGTGCAAATGGTTCTGCTCAAACAGATTTACCATTGTTTAGTCCCGTTGGTACAATTTGGAGCGTTTACAGAAGATTTGCCTCAACCGCTGTTAACTTCTTGGTATCTATCTCTAATAATCCTTGCGTTGGTAGGGCGGGAACGGGGTCGTTTCCTAATTCTGTTTCGTCAGGCGCGGCAACTGTTACGTTAAACAATTCAGCACTTGCCGACCAAAATAGAGACACATTACTAGCAGCGACAGATGACGTTGATGCTATATTGTTTATTAAGGATATTGATTATACAGCATCGGGCAATTGGCGTTTGTCAAATGGCTGTTTAGTTTGGAAAGACTTTGCTGTTGGTTCTGAAATTTCTGAATTTGTTGTCTCCAAAAAGAATTGGAACGCTTACGAGTCGGAAATCTTTGCCGACAGAAACGCATATTATAGCTACTATTAAGATGAAAAAATTACGATTTGAATTAGCTTATTTAGCCATTGCTAGAAGCGCAAAGGAGGCAGAAGATAGAGGTTGCGAGATGTTGTCAACTAATCAATGGTGGTCTATCGGACAAGATGACAATGGTTACTTTCTGTTTGTTCCTGAAAGCGATGTTGATGGGCTAAGTACTGAAGAGTTAACTAGGTTAGAATAAGGAATAAGAAATAAGGAATGGAACTGACGGAAATCTTAAAGAGTGTTGATGCGCCAGCTATATTGATAGTTTTGGGCTACTTCTTGTATCGTGCAGATACGAAGGTAAAGGAGAAGGAGGATGAGATTAAAAGCCTAAACGAGTACATTAGAATAAGCGACAAGGAGAACATCAAAACTTTGTCCGAGTTCGGCAAGTTCTTAGAAAGCCTAATTGCTAACGTTGACTCAATTAAAGGCGAACTAGCAAAAGAAATAAGCCATAGTGCAGAAGTCGTTAAGAATAAGATTGACAATCTTAAATTAATAATAGAAAGCAAAAATGAGCCGAGATGAAGTTACATTATGTAGGTCTAAGGTTCATTCCGTAATTCGAGAGTACAATGAGCGAACTAATCAACTTGAGGGCAAAAGCTTTGCTGAAAATGAAGAATTACCGCGCGAAACAGAAAGCATTAGCGAAGTTGTCGGCAATTCCCGAAGATGGCTATTGGTGTTGGTTAATTCAAGAGGATTACGAATTTTTAAGCGAATCTTGGAAAAAATCACTTGGTTACGAGGATTGTGAGTTAGAAAATCGTCCCGAAACTTGGATGGAGTTGATTGACAAGAAAGGTCTGCAAGATGCGTTAGCGAACGTTGATAAGCACTTTCAAACAAGGGGTCAACATCCTTACCATCAAGTAGTAAATTACATTTGCAAAGATGGAAGCATTAAGACGTACATTTGCAATGGAGAGGTAACTAAGTGGGATGATAACGGTAAACCGCTTGTGATGATAGGAACGCACGAAGAAGTCGTTAAATAAAGTTGGGAGAAAGTGAGCGAAAGACAAAAAAGTGGTGTAAATTAGCACCTCGTGAATGTGATAAAAACTGTTTAATCAAAGGACAATGTACGCTAAAATCTGCCGCAAGTATTACGAAACGCAAACCGAAGGAACGCTAGAAATCTATGACGAAGAAACAAATGACCTTGAGTTTGTTTGCAAGACGTTAGAACTACCTTATCGAGATAATGAAAGGAACATTAGTTGCATACCTGAAGGGCATTATGACGTAGTGCCGCGTACATCTAAGAAGTATGGCAACCATTTACACGTAACGGGCGTAGAAGGTAGGTCGCTGATTCTAATCCATTATGCTAACTATGTAGGTTCTGACAACCCAAGAACGGGACATTCTGACTTAAGGGGGTGCATAGCTGTTGGTCAAAAATTTGGAGACATTACGGGCGATGGAATTGTAGAGATTCTAAACTCTAAAAACACAATGAAGGCTTTAATGGATGTTGCTCCTGATGGCTTTGTTCTAGAGATTACTCAATGAACGGAAGCGAAAAGATACTAGCCGGATTCATTGCCATTCTTGTTTTGATAGTTATGGCGTTGTCTATTAAGCTACTCAATACAAAGGAAAGCATAGGTGAAAAGGAACGAGAATTAAACCGTATTCATCAGACTAGAATAACCAACTACGAAAACCAAATTAACACTACTCGAAAAATTATTCGTAGTTTGCAAGCCGAAAACGAGGAACTAACCAAGCAAAAACAGCGTGTTAAAGTTGTCACCATTCGTGAAATTGATAGTATTACTCGGTTGCCTTTCGATGGCAAAGCTAAGTTCTTCGCAAGAGAGATTGCCCGAGTTGATAGTAGTCGAACAAGATACCTTAGTAACGGTAACTGAACATCAATTCGATATGGTGCTAATAGCTTTCTCATACGCTAAGAGCCTCGAAAACACGTCTAAGCTAACGTCTAAGCAACTAACGCGGCTTGATTCGATAAACACCTATCTGAACGAAGTATTGACGTTAGAACGTAAGAAACACGCTGAACAAGATTCTATAATAGTTAACCTTGAGGACGTTATCAAGAAACACGAAAAGGCAAAGAAGCGTGAAAAGCTAAAGAATGTCTTTATACAAATTGGCGCGGGCATAGTAATAGCTGCTGAAACTGGTTTGATAACTTACCTAATATTGAAATGAGCGCATACGAAGAGAACGAAGAAACGAAGCTAGTAATTGACGCAATGCTGTACGTTAATAGAAGCATTCAAAGCGACTTAGGAAGCGATTCCACAACAGAAGATAAGGAGTTCGCTAGGTTGTATTGGAATTACGCAAAAGCTAAAATTCAAAAATACTCTCCATTATTTTGGGAGGTAATTAAACATCAAGACGACGAAGATTAATTATGGAACATCGACCAAGATTAACGCCTGAAGAGTTTCAGATAATTCAAACGTGGCGCGATAGGGGGCATTTACCCGAACTATTTGAGCAATGTAAAGCCGCTGGAATAGATATTAAAGATGTTAAACACTATTGGCATAAGTCGGAGAAGTTCTCAATCTTCGCAAAGAATAAACCTCAATCTTTAGAGGATACATTCAAGCCTATATTATCCGACCTTAAAAGCTATTCGCCAAAGTTTAAGAAGATTAAGCGTGAAAAGGTTACAGACCCTCATTGTTTAATCATAGACCCTTCAGACGTTCACGTTGGCAAGTATGCCGAAAAGCAAGAAACGGGAGAGAATTACAACATTGAAAAGGCTGTTAAGCAAGTAGACGAGGGTATTGATGGTATATTATCAAAAGCGTTTGGGTTTAACATTGATAAGGTTATTTTCGTAATAGGTAACGATTGCTTGCATATTGACACGCCTAAACGAACCACAACAAGCGGAACACCACAAGACACTAGCGGAATGTGGCACGAAGCATTTACAGCCGCAAAAGAGATGTATATACGTGCCATTGAGCGAATACTACCTTATTCAGATGTTGAGATAATATTTAACCCAAGCAACCACGATTATATGAGTGGCTTTATGTTAGCCCAAACTATTCAGGCTTACTTCAGGTGGTCAAAGAATGTAAAGTTTGACGTTAGTATTGCGCATCGAAAGTACACCAAGTACGGCAACAATATGATTGCTACAAGTCACGGAGATGGGGCAAAGCTACCTGACACACCTCTACTAATGGCAACCGAAAACCCGCAAATGTGGAACGATTGCCAGTTTAGGTACATTTATCTTCACCACATACACCACAAGCAGACCCATAAATTTATGAGTGGTAAGGACTTTATAGGTGTTACAGCCGAATATCTACGCACTCCAAGCCCTTCTGATAGTTGGCATAGTCGTAACGGTTATGTAGGGGCTAAAAAGGCAATAGAAGCGTTTATCCATAGCTTTGAAAACGGTCAGGTCGCGCGTTTAACACACCATTGCGGATGACAACAATAGGAATATATAAGGTTACATCTCCCTCAAATAGAGTTTACATTGGTCAGAGCGTAAACATTGAACGCAGATTAAAGAGATATAAGTCTCTATCAATAAAAACCAAACAACAGACCAAGCTATGGAGGTCTTTGATAAAACACACCACGTTTAAGCACGAATCAAAAATAATTTTGTTTTTCAATCCGTAAGACGTACATTTGAAAAATGAAAACAGTAACAAGCGTAAGCGGTGGCAAGACATCCGCATACATTCACGCCAATTTTGATTCAGATTTAAGCGTGTTTTCTTTGGTTAGGATTGAAGATACAGCTAACCTTTGGATGAAGGGAAAAGACGAAAAAACTAGGCAGCTTGTTTCAGATAAATTGGGAGGTGTTGAGTTTATTGGAACTGCTGAAATGGATGAAATCATTTACACCATCTTAGACCTTGAGCAATTCACAGGAAAGAAAATTGATTGGATTACAGGAGATACATTTGAGCAAGTTATTCGCAATCATAGCAACTACCTACCTAATCAAATGGCAAGGTACTGCACGGTAGATATGAAGATAGTGCCAATCTTTGAATATTTGCAAGACAAGATAGATTTGCCTTGTATAATGAACATCGGCTATCGACCAAACGAAACGAAACGAGCAGACAGACTGAAGGAGCGTGAAACAGATGGAATAGAACTATTTGATACTGTCATAGGTAAATCTAAGAATGGTAAAACAAATAGATGGGGAAAGGTAGCATATCGAACCTGTCAATTCCCTTTGATTGAGAATAACATTCATAAAGATACTATTCACGAGTATTGGAAAGACAAGCCTGTAAGATTCGCCTATCGTAATAACTGCGTAGGGTGTGTGAATAGACAACCATTATTCCTGTCTCATATGGCTAATAAAGACCCAGAGACGTTTAATTGGTTTGTCAAGCAAGAAGAATTAACGGGTAACACATTTAATAGCAAAACAAGCTATGCGAAGATTCAGAATTTTGGCGTTCAACATCAGTTATTTGATGACGATTTCAATGATTGTGATTCTGGTTTCTGTGGAATTTAAGCACGAATCAAAAATATTTTCACTTTTTTGCTCTAATTATTTGCGTAGTTGCAAAGTAATTCCGTAATTCGTGTCATCATTAACGAAATAACCCACTAAAAACAACAAAAAGATGAACACTACTTACGACATTAACAAGGAAAAGACAACATTTAAACTAGGTGGAGGAATTAGCCTGTCTAGAGATAAGTATGCTAAAGCTGTAAATGACAATATTGTTATCTATATTGATGATGAGCCGCATATTTGCAGCGTTATTGAGTTTGAAAAATGGTCTAAGTTGTCTGAAAAAGAAGTTAACCGGATTTCTTTGCTATCAAAGTCTATTTCTTATAATTCATTTATCATACTTCCTAACTCTTTCCCTGATTGCAGTCTTGAAGAGTGGTCTAATATTAACGCTTATCTAGTAGTTTACAAAGGATAAAATAAACCAAAACGGGGCAACCATAAGAACGCCCCACTAAACACAACAAAATGCAAAAAGTAGAAAGGATTAAATGGCAAGGTTTCACAGTAGATGTTTACTTCGAAGATGACGAGTACGACATTCACATTGATGACATTAGCCCCATTGAAAAAGACAAGTCAGAGTTTCTGTACGAGTTCGGAACTATGTCAAACGCTTACGATGAAATTGTTCAGATAGTTTCTGAAGCGATAGCAGAGCCAGTTGAGATAGAAGATTATGAAGCTGATTACGCTGATGAAATTAGAGACGCAAAACTAGACCAATGAAAACACTACGAGAACGAGTAATAAGCAACATTATAAGAAGCAACACTACTTCACAGCTAAAGTCATCAATTAGATACGCTGAATTAGCTGGAATGCTAGAAGATGAAACTATACAGGAATGGATTCATTTTCGTAAATTGCTAGTCTTTGACGATTTAGCACCATATTAATAACAGAAACAACAGAGAAAAAATGAAAGAACTATTTAAAGCACTCGCAGCATTGAAATTAATTTCATACCTTTATGGGTATGATGAATATAAAAGAATACATAAAAAATCATTTCAATTACAACCCAGTTACTGGTAAGATAACAAGAGATGATAGGGCTAATTCTAACGGAAGCCTTGACCATTATGGATACCTGATAATAAAGGTAAAAGGTAAACAGTTCAAGGCTCATAGGTTAGCTTGGTTGCTACACTACGGAGATTTCCCTGAAAATGAAATTGACCATATAAATTGCGTAAGAAATGACAATAGAATTTGCAATTTAAGAGACGTTACTAGAGGTGATAATAATAGGTATAACAAGAAAAAAAGAAACAAAGATACTGGAGAGTTTGGTATTTACATTGACAGAACAAAAGGACTTAAAAAGAAATACGGAACAAGAGTTAATGGAAAAACATATAGATTTTACACAATAGAAGAAGCTAAAAAGTTTAAAAATGAAAGCACTAATTGAAATTCAAAACGAATTAAAAGCACCTAAGAATCAGTATAATTCTTTTGGTAAGTACAAATACCGAAGCTGTGAAGATATTTTAGAGGCTGTAAAGCCACTATTAAAAGAGAAAGATTTAAGATTAACTATTAGCGATGAAGTTAAAGAGGTTTGTGGATTGGCTTATGTAGAATCAACAGTTATAATTTGCAACATCAAGGGAATGGAAGTAACCGCTAAGGCTCAGGCAGGAATTGAGAAGGCTGCTGGAATGTCATTAGCACAATCATTCGGTAGTTCTTCAAGCTATGCGCGTAAGTACGCTCTAAACGGTTTATTCTTAATTGATGACACAAAGGATGCAGACGCTACTAATACTCACGGAAAAGCACCACAGCCAAAGGCACAACCACAACCGAAAGCAAAGCCCGAATTAAAGCCCGAAACCGAGCAATGGGAAAAGGCTATTGAGTTTCTAGTTAAAGGCGGATTGATTTCAGCGATTGAAGGCAAGTACGCGCTTGACAAAGTGAACAAGCAATTGTTAATGGACACCGTATTAGATAAGGCGTAATTATGGAAAAGACACCTATAATAAAACTCATTGAATTTTGCATTGAGCAAGAAAAAGAATATTCTCAAGAGCCAATAGGTCTAGCATTTGAAAACGTTAGGCTTAGAGCAGAAGGATTACTATACGAATCAGATAACTATTTAGAAGCATTACAAGCAACAAACCTTAACAGAAAATTTGATTATGAAAAAGAAAAAAGCGTTTAAATATTGGGGAACTATGAACTGATGGGATAAACAAACAGAAATGAGCAAAGAACTATTTGAACAATTAAGAGAAGAACAAAATGAAGAAATCACTGTACAACATCGAGAAAGAATATCTAGAGATTGCCAACCAATTGGAGGATGGGGAACTATCTCCAGAACTGGAAACAGCTTTAGCAATAAACGAAAGAGAACTGCAAGGGAAGGCGGTAGCATACGCCTACGTGATTAAAGAATCAGAAGATACGGTTAGCGTTATTGATGCTGAAATTAAGCGACTACAAGGGCTTAAAAAGACAGAACAGAACAAGGCTAAACGACTGAAGGAAACTATTTCCAATGCTATGGAATTGTATGGCATTACAGAAATCAAAACCGAAACTTTGAAACTCAACTTTAGACGTTCTGAAGGTGTGATTTGTACAGATTCATCTGTTGGCATTCCAATGGAATTATCAACGGTTGTTCCTGAAGTAATCAAGCCAAATTTAACAGCAATAAAAGCCGCGATTAAAGAAGGTCGGTCAGTTACCGGGTTTGAGATTGAAGAACGCTATTCATTGCAAATCAAATGACCGACCCAACCAAGCAAATAGAAACGCTTAACGAGTATGTTAACAAATACTACAATTGCAACAGACAAGATGGTAACGAACTATCGTTGTACCTTCAGAAGATTACTGCACTATTATACTACCTTGAAAGCGTTAGGAGTCAAATCCACAACAATTACGAAGTAGAAATCTTTAAATTAGTCAAAGAAGGAAACAGCGTTGCAAGGGCTGTAAACGAAGCCAATGTAAAGCACCCAATGATGTACCAACTTAGGCGTATAATGGATGGCGGCTACCGAATAGCAGACGCAATTAGAACAAACATTAGTTATTTAAAATCAGAAAGACAAACAACAAATCAATAAACAATGACAATTACAGCACCAATTGAAGTAATCCAAGACACGCAAGAGTTTGAATCTGGATTTAGAAAACGAGTATTAGTCCTTAAAACAACAGGCGAATATCCGCAGTTACTACCTTTTGAGTTCACTAAAGAACGATGTGACGCGCTTAACGTCCTGAAGGTAGGGCAAACAGTTACCGTTCACTATGACATTAGAGGCAACGAATACAACGGTAGATACTACGTTAATCTATCAGCGTGGAAGTTTGAAGCTGAAGAAAATGGTAGCGCAGTTATTGCTAACGCTGCGAGGGCGAAGTCTGCACCTGTTCTTGACGAGCCTGAAGATGATTTACCATTTTGATAGTCAAAGTAAAACCATTATCAGTTAACCAAGTATGGCAAGGCAAGCGGTTTAAGACCCAATTGTACAAGCAATACGAAAAGGAGATACTGTTAAATCTTAAACCAATGGAAGTAAAGAGTGGCAAGTTGTCGCTCTTTCTTCGTTTTGGTTTGTCAAGTAAAAACGCTGATATTGACAACCCAGTTAAACCATTTGTTGACTGCCTCCAAAAGCGTTATGGGTTCAACGATAGGCATATCTATAAGCTAACGGTTGAGAAGGTTGATGTTAAGAAGGGTGAAGAGTTTATTGAATTTGAACTTAAACCAATTCTAGACTAAAAAAATTTGCACTAAAATTTGCGTATGTCGAAACTATCATATACATTTGATTCATCATTAACGGGGTAACCCACTAAAAAACAAAACAATGACAATCGAAACAACAATCAAAATCATCAACCAACTAAAGGCTGAAAACAACCCAAGCAATAATGAGTTAATTGCATTCTACGAAAAGAAAGTAAAAGAGGCTTATGTTAACGCAATAAACAAAGCATTTAACTAACCAAAACGGGGCGAGGCATCCTACACCTCACTAATCAAACCCAATAACAAATGACACTAAAATTAAAAGTACCCGACCTTGACGAAGTTATAAGCGAGGCAAACAAAAAAGGAATTAAACCATTTCACATTTCATCAGCTACTGGATTAGCGCACTCGACAGTTACTAGATATTTCTGCGGGGCAAAGGCAAATGTAGAAACGGTGGAGAAGATTGTAAACTACATTAACAAGAACTAATGAAAGAAATGATTTGCAAGCTAATATTCTCGGACAACATAGATTTCGAGGATTTTTACAACATCGACATCAGCAATAACCGCGTAACTCTTCAAGGTAGATTTTCGGAGGAAAAGGTTATCAAGTACGAAGAATTAGGGTATAAGTTCAACGTAGAAGAAGATGTATTTTACAGGTCAGAAGTTGATGAAATTAGAATTGTTTTATGCTAAAAATTAAGAAGATGAAAACAGAACAGATTGAAATGATTGAATGTCCTGATTGCGAAGGCGAAACATTTGAAGAAGCGTGTATTAAAAAAATAGGACATATGCTTGATAAAGACGAAAACAAACCTGACGGTTATAGACGATTTGGTGGTAAACTATGTGTATGGGCTTGTTGCTGCTTTGACAACGAAAAAGAGGCAAGGGAATCATTTGGCTAATGCACCCTAACGTTTTGGGTATGGTTAGTGCCTGATTAGAATTACAAAACTTTCAAAATATAAATACAGATGAAAAAAGAACAGAACTTAAAAGATAGCACAGAACAGGTATTAACTATACCTGTTGTTAGCGCAAGTACAATTATTAAAGAATTGCATGAGGCTTTGACAAATTTATTACAAGCTGCTGATGATGAAGGTTGGATAAATGACGAAACTGGTGAAGATTGGGAAGAACAAGCACAAGCAAGAAAAGCATTAGCAAATGTACCTGAAAAGTATTTGCGCTAACGGTTTGTGTATGAATTGATTTTTAACGGATTTAAACAGTAAATATTATGGATAAAGAACTATTGAAAATAGCCCGAAACCTAGTAGACTACGAAGCTGGAAAAACAATCTTTGAAACAGCTTTAGGAATTATCAGAAAATCAGACGTAAACCAAATAGAACTATTTTAATGAAAACAACAACACAAAAGAACAGACTACGAGAGTTCCTAGATTCAGGTCGCTCTGTAACCCGTTTAAGCGCGTTTAACGAACTCGGAATAGTTGAGTTATCCGCTAGGATATGCAACTTAGAACGAGAAGGTTACAGCGTATCTAAGGAGCGTATCAAAGTAGTGAACAGATTCAACGAAACAGTAACAGTTATGAAATATAAGAAGAAATGAAGTTAAAGAACAAAAAACTAAGTGCTTCAGGTCAAAGGCTTATTGCTATTATCGAATCGCTTACAGGCACAGACCCAACAGTTAACTCAAGGAATCGAGAGTTTATAACAGCTAGAATAATTGCATACAAGATTCTGCGAGATAATGAAGAATGGACGTTTGCACAAGCTGGCAGTTTGTTCGGTAAAGACCACGCAACAGCAAGACACGGTTATATATCCTTCGACTACCTTAGACATCAGGACACTATGCTAGATTACTATTACAAAAAGACGTTGGAAATCTACCAAGACAAGGAACAAGTAATTGAGCAGTTAGAAAAGAGCCAATTGCACGAGAAACTATTAGAAAAGGAAGGTGAGATTAACGGGTTGAAAAGCTACATCGAAGAACTGAAAAAGCAAATAGTAGAGATGAAAGAGGACAGAGATAACTACGGAGAACTTTTTGACATCATTAAGATGAGAGTTCCAGCGGGTAAGAAGGAAACAGCCGCGAAAAGAATTAACGCAACATTAAACAGCATCTAATGAAACGCTACCAAATAAGACGAAAGGACAAGAGAAATACATTGCTTGTTAAGAAGTACATCTATCCGTTTTGGTTTATGATGAATCTTACTACTATTGGTTTGCTATATTCTATGTTATACGTGTAGAAATAATTACTATATTTGTGTATCGCTACGCCAATTTAGCGACACTTAAAAATCCTTAGTATGCAAAACTTTTCATTAAACCGATACGGGAAAAACGATAGACTAGCTGAGGTGTCTTATCGGGCTTTGGCGAGCCTCCCGTTCGGTATCTTAAAACCCTCAGTATGTCGTATTCAGACAAATTAAAAAACCAGTATTCCGTTTACGTTTTAGTAAATAATCAAACGCCTATTTACGTAGGTTGTACCTCTGACATTGCAGTTAGAATAAGCAGTCATAGGCGAACAAATAAAGAGTTTACAGACTATGTTATTGTCAAGACTTACGACACTAAAAAGGATGCTTTAATAGCTGAAAACTCAATAATCAGATACCTATCAATTTTCATAAATGATGATAATGTGAATGGTAAATTCTCTGATTTGAGTTATTTGACTATGTATAAAAAGAAAAAGCAATGAACGGTTGGATTAAACTACATAGGTCACTTGTTAAATGGGAGTGGTATGATGACATTAACGTAAAGGTTACGTTTCTACACTTATTACTATCCGCTAACCACGCACCTAAGAAATGGAGGGGTATAGATATTGGTCGAGGTCAGCTATGGACATCAATTGGAAACCTTGCAAAAGAGATTGGTCTTTCAGAAAAGCAAATCAGAAACAGTTTGAAAAAACTTGAAAGAACTAATGAAATATCAATCAAAGGGGCAAGCAAAGGGACTATGATAACTGTCTGTAAATACGATAGTTACCAAGACACTAAAGAAGATAAGGGCGAGCAAACGGGCAAACCAAAGGCAAACGAAGGGCAAGCAAAGGGCAAGCAAGGGGCGACAAACAATAATGATAATAATACTAATAATGATAATAATGGAAATAAACAAGTAAACAAAGAACAACACTTTGAGGACTCTTCTTTGAATGATGCGTTTGAAGATTTTAAACTACACCGAAAGCAGCTAAAGAAACCAATGACCGAAAAAGCTATTGAGTTAGCGGTTAAAAAACTGCAAAAGGTTAACGAAAAGGTTGCTATTGAAATGATTCAGCAGAGCATAGAGAACGGATGGTCGGGTTTGTTTGAAGTGAAAGAGCAAGCAAAAAAGAAAACAACTAGCGACCATTACTACATCAACGAGAATGGTAGCAAAATATTAAAGGGCGTACTATGAAACAGATTATTGATTGGAATAGCATAGAAGTTAAGGGTAACCGTTCAGGTTCTAAGCGAGCGTTATGCCCTAATTGCTCGGCTGATAGGCGCAAATCAAAAGACCCTTGTTTGTCTGTTAACTTTGACAAAGGGTTAGCGAATTGCCATAATTGTCAAGCGGTTTCGTTTAGAGAAAATAACAGAAACGACAAGATAGATTCTTATACACCACCTCCACAAGATTGGCAAAACTATACGCAACTATCTGACAACTTAGTTAAGTGGTGCAAACAACGAGGAATACCACAGCGAACACTAATAGACTTCAGGATAACGGAGGAGAAGCAATGGTTGCCACAGACCAACAGAGAAGAGAATTGCATAGTATTTAACTATTTCGAGGGTGACACTTTGGTTAACAAGAAGTGTAGAGATGGTCGTAAGAACTTCACACAGTCTAAGGATGGCAAGAAGCTACTGTACAACATCAATTCAGCGATTGGAGCAAAGGAACTTTACATTGTAGAAGGTGAGTGTTTTGATAAGGATGCTGAAATACTTACGCAAAATGGATGGATGAAGTTTAGTGATTTGAATGGTACTGAAAAAGTTGGTGCTGTTTCCGATGATTCTAGTTTAAATTTTGTGAAGCCAAAAAATCTAGTTAAAAAAAGGTATGATGGAAATTTGGTAAAATATTCCAACGGTAGAGGAAACTTTACCAGCATTACAACGCCTGAGCATAATCTTGTTTATGTAGGTAAGAATGGTTTAGAAAAAATAAAGGCAAAAGATGTAAATACTACACAAAGGAACATACCAAGAACAACCTACTATGATGGAATCGGTGTTGACTTGTCTGATGATTTAATTCGTCTTTATGTGGCAATTTCTGCCGATTTTACAATTAGAAAAGAGGGTGACATTTATGGCTGTTTTAAGAAGAAGCGTAAGGTTGAAAGAATATCTTCAATACTTGAAAAAACTCATATAAGACATACCATTACTGAGGTTAAAAATGATATGACTTCTGTTTTTATACATAGAGGTCAAAACATTGAACCTTTTAAAATATTTCCAAGTGAATGGATTGGAAGGTTATCTGCAAGACAGATAGAGTTAATACTTGAAGAGGTTATACTTTGGGATGGAAATTTTGTGAATAACAGAACTATGAAGGAGTATAATAGCAAGGAAAAGTCAAACATTGATTTTATTCAAACTCTTTGTCATATGTCAGGCAGAATGTCAACCATTTGCAAGCGTAAAAATGAACGTGGTGAATGGTACAAGGCTACAATACTTCAGAAGAAAGTTTCTACAATAACTAAAAAGAACAGGTCTGAAATAGAATACAGCGATTACGTTTACTGTGTTACGGTTGATACAGGAATGATATTAGTTAGACAGAATGATAACATAACTATATCGGGTAATTGTGATGTTCTTGCAATGTCTGCAAATGGAATTGACAATGTTGTTAGTCTATGCAATGGAGCAAACGACCACGATGAGCAATGGGTTAACTCTCAAAGATACCTTGACGATGTGGAAAGATTTATTATCGCTGTTGATAACGACCCAAAAGGTATTGAGGTACGTGAGAAGATAGCGCATCGTTTAGGCAAGTGGAGATGCAGTTACATAGAATGGACAGACAAGGATGCAAACGGTTCTCTTCTAAGCGGTGAGATTGATAGCGATATACGTAATGCAATAAAATTTCCTGTTAGTGGTACGCATACAGTTAAAGATTTAGAGGCTGGAATATTTGACCTTTACGACAACGGATTACCGAAAACCATAAGACCAAAGCACCGCAGTTTTGATAACGTCAACACCATATTTAGCGTAATGAAAGGTCATTTAGTAACGGTAACTGGAATACCTTCACACGGAAAGTCTAACTATGTAGAATGGTATGTTTTAAACTTGCTTTACGACTATGATTTTAAAGCATCGTTCTTCAGCCCTGAACATACTCCGATGAGTTTACACCAAACTAACTTCTTGCAAAAAGCGGTAGGGCGTAACTTTTGGAAAGACGATGGAGCAACACCAAGAATAACGAAGGCAGATATTTCACGCTATACTGATTGGGCTAATGAGAAGATTTATATTACTGCGCCTGAAAAAGGTAATGTAGCTACTTGGGATTGGTTGATAGATAAATTCAAAGAACAGCTATACAGCTACGGAATTAACATATTCGTTATTGATGCGTTCAATAAAGTTCAAATGCCCAGCGGTAACCGATTAGAAAACATCAACGATGTACTGACTAAGCTAACAGCATTCGCACAGACAAACGATTGCATTATTTTCTTAGTTGCTCATCCTACTAAGATGAAAAAAGAAGAGGATGGTACATACTTGCCTCCAACGCTATATGATGTTTCAGGTAGTGCAGACTTTAGAAATCAGACTCACGATGGATTCACGATTCACAGACACTTCGGTGAGGATGCTAGAACGGAATTTGTTAGCACTAAGGTTAAGTATCAGTTTCAGGGTGAGATAGGCAACTCTGCAAGTATGGAATATGATGTGTTAACGAGTAGATACTATGAGTTAGGGCAAACACCTCCGCGCTTTGATATGACCTTGCCAATTGAAGAGCAAGAATTGCAACCAGTTACAGCTATGAAACCAAATGAAGATTTTTACTATGATGAAATTGAGAACGAGGAAGCACCTTTTTGATAGCTTGAGAATGATTGACGAATTGCACGAAGAATGTGTCAAGAATCCTACTGAAGAAAACCTGAAGCACTATAAAAAAGTCAACAGATTATTCATTAACTACCTGAAAAACTTGCGTAATTGATTAGTAGTTCATAGATTAGCAAAATGTTTAGTGCGTTAACCAGCACTTTGCATATCGCGAATCGCGAATTGAGATATAAACAAGTTAAATAGTGCGGCAAAGCACACTAATTGAAGAGAGATGAAAGTAATAGCGAGAGAATATCTACAAGTTGGTTATATTCCTGAACTGTTTGACTCCGTACATTCGGATGACTTGAGAAGGGTTAACAAGACTGCGGTAGACCCTAAGCCAATGAATAACCGATGGTGGAAGAGTCAGGGTGACCAACACCATCATATCTTCGTAGAAACGTTTATTGAGTTTGCAAGGTACATTCCAAACAAATACGACATCATTCACTTCACACGAGGTGCAACGGATTACGAGATTGAATTGGCTAAGAAGATGTTAACGGATAACGGTAAGATTATAGAGGATTAACGCAATGATAGAAATAAGCGTTAACGAGGTATTTTGGGAATGTTTAACGACTGATAAACGTTACGTTCACAGTTACGGTTCGCGAGGCTCAGGTAAATCTAAGCAAGAAGCTATCGGATTCGTTTTAGACATTCTAAACCCACAATATTTTAAAGGCGTTTTAGTTCGTGAGGTGCAAGATACCATCCGAGACAGTCAGTTTTCAGAGATTAAAAAAGTAATTGAAGAGGCTAAGTTAGGCGATAGAATCACAGCCAATGAACAGCGAATGTCATTCTACTGTGAATCAACTGGAAACACTATCATATCAAAGGGGCTAAAGAAGTCTAAGTCTAGCGATACTGCACGATTTAAGTCTATTGAAAACCCTACTAAAGTTTGGATAGAAGAGGCTGAAGAGATAAGCGAAGAGGACTTTGAAAAGATAGACGGTTCTGTACGCAAGAAGGGCGCAAAGTGTCAGATTAGATTCACATACAACACGAACATCGAACCCGACCATTGGATAAGACAAAAGTTTCACAAAGTCCAGCGTTCAGATACATTCTACCTCCACACAACGTATAGAGTTAACATTGACAACTTAGACCAAAAGTATATTGATTCCCGCGAATCGTTAAGAGAAACAGACCCCGAACGATACGCTGTTGAAGTTCTTGGTCAATGGGGTGCTAAGAAGGTCATAAGACCATTTGCCACACAATACAAGCAAGAAAAACACCGTAAGCCTTGCACGTTACAACCAAACAGAACTATCTATCTAAATGTCGATTTCAACTTAGACCCTTTTGCTATTGGATTTGCTCACGTTTGGGAGGATAAAGAAGGGTTTCACTTCCACAACTTTGACGAGTTCTCAATAGCTTCAGGCAACCTCCACGAAGCCGCTAAACAAATAAAAGCTAAGTATGGTCACTTAATTCACAATTTCCACGTTAGCGGTGATTATTCAGGTCGCGCAAGGTCAATGCAATCTCCATCTAATGAGTCTAACTATGAACTGTTAATGAGGTTGCTAGGGCTAAACATTAGGCAGATGGAACTAAAGCCTAACCCAAGACACGAAAACAGCCGAAGTGATGTTAACTTCTTACTTGCTCACGCTGAAGATTTTAGAGTCGACCCAATGAACTCACCTGAATTAGAACGTGACTTTAGGATAGTGGAGGTAGACAGTAACGAGAAGATAATCAAGAGCAACAGGAAAGACATTTCACAACAAGCCGACCATTTAGATAGATTCCGTTATCTTTGTAACACTCGCGTAGTAAAAGAATGGATTGCGAGAAAACAACAGAACTTGAATTAATGGCTTACGACAAAAAGAAACTATACGAGCAAGCGGTTGAGATAATTAAAGACGAATCTAAAGGTGTTATATTCATTGAAGAGGTTGTTGCCTATCTACCTTGCACAAAGTCAACGTTTTACGACCATTTCCCTATTGATTCTGACGAATCGAACGCATTAAAAGAATTAATTGAATCTAATAAGGTCAAAGCAAAGTCAAAGATTCGTAAGGTGTTATCTAAATCAGAAAAGGCAGCCGAATTACTTGCTTTATATCGTTTGATTGCAACTACTGAAGAACATCAAAAATTGAATCAATCTTACATTGACCACACCAGCAAAGGCAAAGAGATGAAGAACAATGAATTGACCGTAACCGTTAAAAAGATGGGCGAGTAAATGACTATTACAGAATACCTAATATCAACGTCTAAAGATTGGGCTTTTATACTAACTGATGAGCCTATTAAGGAATATCAATACAAACTAGAACTATGAGTTGCTACACTTGCACAGGATGCACAGCTACTAAGGATATGAACCTTTGTTTTGCTGATGTTACTTTCGGGAACTTTCCAAACGGAACGGTTAACCTAACTTTCGTTTCAACGGTTGATGGTAGCGTTCAAACTGCTTCGGGAACTGCTTCAGGTGGTTCTCTTAATATCGTTTCTGCTAACTTGCCTGACTTCATTAGCGGAGTTGCGTACAAGGTTACATCAGATGTTGACTGGACATTAGATAGCACAGTTAGAAGTTGCGTGAGTATTCGCTTTGTATTGAAGCGTGACGTTAGTGGAATAGTTACGGGAACAAGTGAAACGGTAACAGTTTGCTAAATGACGTACACCTACCATTGCAAGAAGTGTAACAAGTACGAGGACAAAGTTCACGGAATGAACGAAAAGCCCGTTTATACTTGCTGTGATGTTCAAATGAAAAAGGTGTTTATAGTACCTTTAGGCGTTCACAATGCCAATACAGGCAACAGACAAGGCACGTAATGATTCAACACATCATACTAATATCAACAGTAACCGTAGGTATTCATTTAGCTATAATGGAGTTACTATTCACGTTTATTGAACCTCCTGAAAACATATTCTTAGGCTTGAAGAAATGGCAACAGCATCTTTGCAAACCGTTGTTCTATTGCCCAACTTGTATGGCTTCGGTTTGGGGTACTATTTGGCACTTCTACTTCGGAGGTAGTTTGCTAACTTGGATTCCCGTAGTTTTGGCAGTTTCATTTTTTAATACGTTATTTGCTAAATGGGTTTCAAACTAGGTCAAACGGTGTATCTTAAAACAGATGCAGAACAAGATGAGCATATCATTGTTAGCAGACGTGAGGTTATCGGAGGTACTGTTATCTTTACAATCGGCTCAAACGGTAATTACTTTGATGTTTACGACATTGAGATAACAACAGAAATAGACCCATTGAAAAAGTTAGGCGTTACAGCTAAAGAGAATTAACACAACAAACAACAGAGATGACAGACCCAATTGTTGAAAGCGTTATAGACAAGTATGCCGAGCGTTCTAGAGTTGGAATAGAGAAGTATGGCAAGACATTAGAACGAAACGACCTTAGCGCGTTAGAATGGCTTAACCACCTTCAGGAGGAGTTAATGGATGCTACTTTGTACATTGAACGATTGAAAAGCAATGAAGCTACTAGATAAAATATTGATTGCAGTTCTTCCGATGCAACGCCTTGAAAACGCTAGAAAGGCTAAACTATCTAAAGGCAATCTTCAATTCGAGTTTAAGGATGACTACGGACGCAAATGGTACTCATTTCGAGACAAAGAAGATATGCCACTAGCGAGGCTTGCAGAACAGCAAACGTACCTTCAATATCTAGCTTCAGGTCTTAGCGGTGAAATGTTTAACGAGGCAATGGACACGTTAACAGAGTGTCTAGCAAAGAACGACACCGTTAGTGCTGGTGTTATAGTGTACGACCTAAAAGAGATACCTAAGAAGATTACAAACCTTCACACGTTAATCAACTTAATAGCGGTTAACTACATCCGAGAAGATGAAGATTACCAAGTAGTAAATCATTCAATACATCAACAGAAATGTGATTGGATATTGCAGCAAGTCGAAAGCGGTAGTTTTTTTTTGTCTCATCCGAGTTTAAAGGTCTTGTTAAATCCGTTCAAGACTTCTGGTCAACTTTTGAAGGACAGCTTAAGCGTATTTCAAAGCCTTCTAAAAAGTCAAAAGCAAAGACTAAGTTTGATTCGTTCTCAGCTATCCAAAAAAGAATCCAGCGAGACAGATACAATTTGACAACCTTTCTTGAGAGCCATTTGGGTGGTGCTGATGTGTGCTATAAGTATTCACGTCAAACTATCCTTATCAAATTAGTTACCTTTGTAGATAACCAACTGCAAAGAATTAAAGATGGCGGAAGTAGTCGCAAAGTATAAGCTAGATGTTAATGATGCGGTCAAGAACCTAGACAAACTCCAAAAGGAAACCAAGAGCCTTGATAACGACTTAGATAAGGCGGGTAAGGATGGCACAAAGTCACTTGATAACGTAGGAAAGAAAGCAAGCGGTTTATCTTCTACATTTAAGAAGCTAGGAGGCGTTATTGCGGCTGCATTTGCTGTTGATAGGGTTATATCTATCGGTAAGGAGATGGTTAACGTAGCCGCAAAGGCTGAAGGTGTTGAGCGTGCATTTAAGCGTATTGGTTCAGCTTCATTACTAAAAGATTTAAGAGCAGCAACAAGGGGTACTGTTAGCGATTTGCTGTTGATGCAGAGGGCTGTTCAAGCATCTAACTTCAAGATACCATTAGACCAATTAGCTGGTCTTTTAAGGTTTGCTCAAGCAAGAGCAAGGGAAACTGGTGAAAGCGTAGATTACTTAGTTGATTCTATTGTTCTTGGTATTGGTCGAAAATCTCCTCTAATACTTGATAACTTAGGTATTAGTGCGGTAGAACTTAGAGAACGATTAAAGGGTGTTGGTGTTGAAGCTACAAGCGTTGCTGATATTGCTAGGATAGTTGGTGACATTGCTAGTGAGGAGTTGGGAAAAATGGGTGAGCAAGCCGATACAACAGCCGATAAACTAGCACAACTCACTACTATTTGGGATAACTTTTTAGTAGTTGGAGGTAACGCATTAATAAATCTAGGTACTGGTTTTGCTTTTATATTAGGTCAATTAGATATGCTAGATGTAGCATTGACAGCAAACGAAAAGGCTGCAAAGAACTTAGCCGCTTCTTTTGGTGATGACCTTGTGGGTGTTGTAGATGAAATGGTAAAAAAGAACCAAGAACTACTAGATTCTCAATTAAAGGTTGCTGAACTAGAAGAAACAAGGGGTTACCAAAACTCAAGAGAGGCTATTAATAACATTAACGAACAGATAAAAGCCGAAGAAGAACGTCAATCTTTCCTACGTAAATATGTAGAAGAACTAAAGAAGATATATGACGCAAGCAAGCCAGTTAATGAAGTACAAAAAGAAGAGATTAGAAACATTTTCTTTCTAAAAAGTGCTATTGAAGAGTTAGTAAAAGAAAGAGGTTCACAATCTACAAGCCTTGAAAGAATAGCAGAAATAAATAAGGAGTTAATACCACTTCAAGAAGAACTAGATAGGCTATTAGGAAAGCAAGCCAAAGCGTTAAAGGAATCATACGCTGAAATGGAATTAACACGTGTTTCAATGTCTGAAACTGTTCCAATAGTTAATTCTATGATTTCAACGCTTCAAGGGCTAAACAAAGAACTACAAAGGCAATCACAAATATTAAATACCTCTCCTGAATTTTCAAAGCAGTATAATGATGCTAGTGATGCTATTGATAAGTTAGAGAAGAAGATTAAAGAGTTCAATGACGATTACATAGACCCAAGTCAAGGAAACCCCGACTATGCGGCTGGTGGTAGTATGAGTGCTACTGGTCAAGGTTTATTGAATATTGGAGGCGGTGAAAGTGGTGGTGTTTCAAGTCCTTTTGATATAGAAGGTTGGACTGAAGACCAAGAAGAAGCGGTTGCTTTGTTTCAAGAATATGCAGACGCTGTACTTGATATAAGTAATTCAATTACAAACGCTATAATAGCTGGTCACAATGCTGAAATTAACAGCCTTGACTACCAATTAAAAACGGGACAAATAACTAGAGAGACTTATGACAAGAAAAGACGAGAACTAGAAAAGAAAAAAGCAGTTTCAGAAAAGAACGCTGCAATATTTAACGCTATCATATCAACAGCATCAGCAGTTGCTGAAGCATTGCCAAACGTTGTATTAGCTGGTATTGCTGGTGCGTTAGGACTTATTCAGATAGGTATAATTGCGGGAACTCCACTACCAGCGTTTAAGGATGGGGTTATCGGATTGCAAGGTGCTGGAACTGAAACAAGTGATTCAATACCCGCTATGCTTTCAAAGAATGAATCTGTAATGACTGCAAAGGAAACTAAAGCGTATAGAGAAGAACTTCTAGCAATGCGTAATGGAGGTTTTGAGCAACTAATTCTCACTAAGTACGTAAAACCAATGATAGATGAAAGCCTATTCAATGGATTCGGAGACATTGGTAAATCAGCACGATTAAACGGAATAACAGCTAACTTGAAAGACCATAACATACTTCACGGACTTGACAGATTAAGACAGTCACAAACTCAAGGTTTCCAATTTCTAGCTAAAGAATTGAAGCAATCACAACCAAAAAGAGGAGGTTATCGTGCTTAGTATTACGTCAACAGAGTTTCCTATACAAAACGAGCCTGAAGGGCTAAGAGACCTAAAACATAGGGTTTATTTCGCTAAAGACTTAAACGGTTATCTTGAAGAGTGGAACGGTGACCTAGTGTTTATTGGTGATGATTACACGTACCTAAGAAGAAAGTACATTGACGAAGGATGTTCAGTTGTTCCGATAACCTTAGACGATGGATGTGGTCGTTCTTATTCGGCTAATCTATTTCTGAATGAGGCTGAATGGAGACCTGATATATGTCAAGTCACATTAGGCGTTGTTGATGGGGGCTTCTTGTCTCTTATTGATAACAATATGAGTATTAAGGCATATCTAAACGTGCCACGTTCAAAGAATGATGTAGACATATCTGCATACACAACAGTTCAAACAGATTTAACGTTTGAGGCTAGTGCTATTGCAGACCCTGATGTAACAAGCAGAGAGGGCGTTAGGGTTTACGATGCTTATAAGTTTCTAATAGCATTTATGACAGATGGTTTATTAGAGTTTGAAAGTAACTTTCTATTTCCTGATGACAGCGAACCTGATTTATTAAGTCCAGTTCTGATAACAGCAAACGAACTAAGAGAGGGTAATTCAAGCGCGTTATACCCTTACATATCGTTTCAAGACTTTCACAGCGATATGGCTAAGTTGTATCACTTATCATTTAACGTTGTTAACGGTGTGTTTAGGGTTGAACCTGAATCGTATTTTCAGCAATCTTCAAGCGTATTAGTTTTAGAGAACGCTAGTCAAGTTTCACAAGATAGCGACAAAGAATCATTTTACGCTAAGGTTCAATTTGGTTCTCAATCAGATGAAAAAGATACGTTTGATTACTATCCTAACATTACGTTTTTAGGATTTAGTCAGGAGGAATATCACTTAGGCGGTCAATGCAATAATAAGGGCTCATTAGACCTTAGAATGGAGGAATTGATAACAGATACAAATGTTATTATGCAAAGCCTACCAATAGCTTCAGGTGGTGCAACAGACCCAAAAGCAAAGGATGAGGATATATTTATCGTTACTTGTGATTCAAACAATATAAGTCAAGTATATCCACATCCTACCGATTCGCTGTTACAATACTACAATAAGCTATTGACCAACTTTGAAGTGTCAACAAGGTGGGGTGACGGTGTTCCGTTTCCTATATTTCAATTCTTGGGAGAGAATCAAAACGGTGCAAGGGGTTACAATCCATCAGCGTATCCAGTTTCTTTACAAGCTGTAAACGCTCTTAGCCAATTCGGTATGGCTAATTTCACAGATAGAACATTGCCTGAAGGATTTGACCCTAACTCAAATATGAGTGATGTAACGTCACCGCTAAACTCACCACAATCAATAGACCCTTCTTCAGCAACGGTTACAGATACTCAAACAAAAACCATTTATACAGCACCAACAAACAGCGTTTATACTGTGATTACAAGCGTTAGGACAACATTCGCGGCTGCTGGTTCTGTTGGTTCTGTTTATTTATTGAGATATGACGGGGTGAATCAGGGCGTTATCGGAGAGTTAGCGCAATTTGCACCAACTTTTTCAGGTGGTGTTTACAATTTTGAGTTAAGCTGGACTGTTTACTTAGATGCTGGAGATAGGGTTGCTGTTGGAGTTGTTAACATACCTGAAATTATACAAGATTCATTCTTTCAGGTTAACGATTTAGACTTTATTGAAAAGACTTATAGTCCTGAAGATAACTACCTAATCAATACGACATTTGATTACCCAATAACACCTGAACAATGGCATCAATTCTTAGATGATAGACACGGTGAGATAACCGTTACTCACCAAAACGGAAACATCAAAGGGTATCTGCGAGAAGCGATACGAGACTTTGAAGATGGAATAACGGAGTGGAAAATTAAGAGTACCTTTGGAGACGCATAATGAGCCTTGAAATAATACCATATCAACCCATCGCATTTAACCTAGAAGAGAACTGCACGTTGCCTTGTGCGGATTGGATTCAGAAGATAGAGCGAACGGACGTAACAAGTGTGCAATTTGATTATTCACCTTGCCCAACAGCTTGGACAATACTAGACAACGGAGACTTCGCAAGTGGTTCTACTGATTGGAACGTATTCGGAACGTGGACATTTAGTGGAGGTGTAGCAACTTCACCAACAGGCACAACAGGACGTATTCAACAGACATTTGAGCAATCAACTGTTGGATACTTTCGATTATCGTTCTATTGCACCGTTGATAACGGTTATTTAAACATATACACCGATGGAGGGTTCTACGAGTACACCAATCAAAGCGGTTACTATGAATATTTTATTGACGCTACAACTTGCACAGAGATAAACTTTTTGTTCAATAGTGCTTTAGGTGGTTCACTATCTAACATTTCGTTAGTGCCAATGAATACGGACGTTAGATTAGATGTAACCGATTTAAACAACGTAAGTCAAGCAACCATACCAAACACTTGGTACACGTTTAACAATGGCTTTCTAACTGCAAATTTTGAGGATTGGAGTTCTTTATCGTTAGCCGATGGATGTTACAAGTTGGCAGTTTACGACCCTTGCCAATGTTCACAATTTGGATTTGTGGGTGATGACTTTAGAACTGCAAACCAATTCAGAACAATTACAGGTGCTGCAACTATTGGAGGTGGTCTAATTCAATTCAAAACTGCTGGACAAACACAACTAAGGTCACGTGCTTTACTTTGCCCTGACACCGAATACGAGATAACATACACGTTAAGCGGGTTACAAGGGTTAGATGACTTTCAGGTTAGAATTGGAACAACAAACGGAACGGTAAGAACAACCGATGGTACTTATTCAGAAACACTATCAACCAACTTTACAGGAGACATTGAGGTTAGATTTATCGTAAACCATAACGGTGTACCTCACACAATTGAACTAAGTGATTTTAGTATTCAAGCGTTAAAGCCTGTTGTTGCTTATAGGTCTGTTTCATTTAATTTAAAAGACAGTCACGGTTGTACGGTATTAGTTGAAACTTGCGGTAACGGTGACCAATTCAACTTTGGTTTTAATGGCACAGGATTTAAGCCAATACTACGCCTAGAAAGCACTTATAGAACAGCGAGTTACCCATCAACCAAAACGGGGTATGAGTATTCTAACGGGTTCAAGAAAGTGCCTTATATGCGTACAAGACAGTCTAAAACGCTTTTGTTCGGTGCTGTTGAATACATACACGACTTTGCTAGGTTGTGGTTAGGCTTTGACAATCTATACATTGAAGGTGTTTTAATGGCAAGTGATGACGATGAGCCACCTACAATAAGCTGGGAAGAGGACTTAGATTTTGGAATCGTTACCTTTACATTCAGCAAACAAGAGTTAACAGAAAAGCGAAGTTGTGCTATCACATCAGATACGGGTTGCAGCACAGATGGCTTTGAATTAAGCATATTAGGAACAGGCGGTAATATACGACCTGACAAACCAATTATAACAACAACACAAGGTAAAATAATACTATTCGGATAATGGCAAATACAGTAAACATAAACGACTTAGACACACTTTCACCAAGTGCATTAAACGGTGATTATTATGGTATCGTTTTCGATGCTGCGGGAGACACTAACAAGGTTATCTTTGAAGATGCTGTTGCACAATCAAACGCTAATTTAGGATGTTTGTGTGTTAAAAAAGTTTCATTTGAAATAGCAGCAGCCGATGTGTTGAATATGAATGTTACACCTCAATATTTTATTTCGCCTTTAGGTGCAGACATTTATCCTGATTTCATTGATATATCTGTTCAGTTTAAAAATGGAACTACACCATACGCTACTAATGTAGATTTAGAGGTTCGTCATCTTGGTTCTGATGAGCCAATATTTGAAAATGCTACAATTCTAAACGCATCAAATGACTGTATTAGAAAATTAGCACCTTCTAACCCAACATTTGCTGGTTCTGATTTACAAGTTATACCTAATACTGGCGTTTACATTTGGTCACCAACAGGCGCACCAACAGCAGGAGACTTTGACTTAGTTGTTCACGCTACATACGTTGAAGTTAACATAAGCTAATTTGCCAACAGCAGCCGAAATAACACGTGCGAAATTAGAAGCAATAGAGGATGTTCCATTGAATTGGGCTAAGTCTATTGATAACTATCAACCACGTTTATTCAATCGTCTATCAAGGTTGCTCAATGAACTTGAAACGGTTGATGGAGAGTTAGCTAAAACAGCCGCAAACCTCAATAGAATTGACCAAATAGTTACGGGGTTAAGAGACTTTTTAACGCAAGGTGAGTATGTTGATATTGTAACTAAATTCAATTCCGAGTTCACCGTTCAGCAAGGGTTAACTGCTCAATACTTTTCAGACGTGCTAAAGGTTGAACCAGTAGTTACTTCTTTTAACGCTCAACTGTATCAACGTAATCGAGCCGCAGCAATAGAAGCAGTATTATCTAACGCTTCATTAGATACTATGTTACTCAATGATGTGAGGTCTACGTTAGTTGATAGTGTAGGTGCTAACGCTAGATTTGGAGACACCTTTGATGCATTGCAAGATTTGGTAATTGGAAACGCTGAACGCGAAGGGCAACTATTACGCTATTCAAGACAGATTGTTTCAGACACATTTGCGACTACCGATAGAGCATACACGCAACTAATCAGCGAAGAACTAGGTTATAAGTGGTTTAGGTGGTTAGGTGGCAAAATGAAAACGACCCGATGTCTATGCTTGAATCTAAACAGAAAGTATCTAAGCAAGGGAGAGGTTGAGAACATTGGTAGAGGCAATTTATCAATTATACCTAACTTAGCAAGTTGCAGAACGAATAACGGTTGGGCTGGAATGATGAAAGGCACAAACGAAAAGACCATCTTTACCGTTGCTGGTGGTTACAACTGCCAACATTCAATACTGCCTGAAAGTACCTTTGCAGTTCCGAAAGAGGACATTGTACGTGCAATTGCTAACGGAACATTTGAGCCAACTAGAACAGAAAAAGAGTTTTTTAATTTGTAGTTTAGCAAAAAAACTACTATGAAGAAACTTTTACCACTACTATTGATTTTCGCTAGTTGCCAAAAAGAACCAATAGACAATTGTGCAAAGTGCTACCTTGTTAACGGTCAGCTTTGGTCTTACGTTTGCGAGGATGAACTAGACAATCAAACAATTGAAGAGTATATCGAATATTGGGACAATGCTTCTGATTTAAACTGTCAAAAGTCACAATGAAATACAAGGTAGTACGACCTATTAGAGACAAGTTCGGAAACAAAGTTAGCGAAGGTCAAATTGTCAATAGAGACATCCTAAACGAAACCTATCTGCAACGGTTAATATCAAACGGTAGATTGATAGAGATTGAAGAACTACCATTAGAACGTTTTGAAGGAACTGTAAAGCCTTGCATAGTTACAGGAATGTGGAAACGTCCTGAAGTGTTTAAAATCTTTGGAGAGCATTACCAATCAATAGGCATTGACGTTATTGTAGTTGGCAGCGAAGGCAAGCAATCAAAAGAACTTGCTAAATCATTTGGGTTTATCTATTTAGAACGTCCTAATAACCCTTTAGGCAGTAAGATGAACGATACTATTACCGAAGCAATGAAACGCGATTACACGCACGTTATATGCGTTGGTAGTGATGACTTGTTATCTGTTGAGTTAATTGATTATCAAATAGGGTTAATGCAGTCAGGATATGACTTTATCGGAATGACAGACTTCTACTTTTACGAAATCAAAAGCGGTAAGGCTAGTTATTGGGGTGGTTATAGAGAACCCGAAAGACGCAACCATACAGTTGGTGCTGGTAGATGTTTGAGCAGACGCATCATTGATAGTTGGGGTGGTGTGGTTTGGGATAACTCAATACCTAAACAATTAGATACTGTAATGCAAAATAGATTGTCTGTTTCAAAGTACCCTCAAAGAATTTTCAGTTTAAAAGAAAAAGGTATGTTTGCTGTTGACATTAAAAGCGATGTAAATATGACACCTTTTACATTATGGGATAATAGTCACTATATTGACAGTCAAATCATAACAGATAAATTCGATGTGCGGAATAGCGGCAGTAATTAACGGAACAGAACAAGAAGCCCTTGCTATGGGCGAAGTGATAAAACGAAGAGGCATTGAATCCAATGTTACAACCGTTGGAAACCTTACGGTCTACTTCACACACTTACCAATTGAAACAAGCGAATACGACCAACCATTTACGTACAAGGGTTACACCGTTTGGTTAAACGGGTTTATTAGTAACTGGAAAGAGCTTTGCAAAGAGTATAGTTTAATAGCTTATAGCGATACGGAACTACTTGCTTGGTGGATTGCTCACAAAAAAGATTTAAGTGCTTTAAATGGCTTCTTTGCTGTTTTGTATTACGATGGTAAAGAGGCGCATACTTTTACCGACAGGTACGGAATTAAGCAACTTTACAAGACTAAGCATCAAAAGAAAACATACATATGTTCAGAGGTAAAAGGATTTAGAGCAATATCTCAATTGATTCCTGATTTTGACGCTGTAAACGATTGGGAATACTCTTTAGGGGTTATGACAGACAATACTATTTGGCAAGGTATTGAACGTGTGGATTGCTTGCCTCTTATATTTCCTGAAAAGATAGACATCAGTTACGAAGATGCAAAGGTCGAATTGCTAAGACTTTGGAAACAATCTGTTGAAAGGAATTACAAAATGTTTGCTGGTTGCTACTTGTCAGGTGGTGTTGATAGTGGAATGATAGCACATTGGATGTCTCCTGATTACTCATTTAGCGTAGATTATCAAAACGAACTATCCGAAATTGAAAACATAAAAATCAATTCTCGCGGTATTCATCATACACTAATTGCAAATTATGAGTTAGCTTTTCAATATTCTTGGAAGATTTGGGAAGTGTTAGATGACTTAAAAGTAGGGTCTTGCTATACTAACTTTGCTATTGCTGAACTAGCTTCAAAGTTTTGTAGGGTAATGTATTCGGGTGCTGGAGGTGATGAGGTCTTTAGCGGTTATATGCACAGGTATAACAAGCCTATTAACGATGTGATTAAACGTACATCAAAAGAAGGTAAGCATTACGACATTAGCCATAGAGAGTATGATTTTAGATACTTGAAAGGTATATTAGTTATTGAAGATAGAATGAGTGGTTTTCACACAATGGAGACACGCTATCCGTTCTTAGATAACGACCTTGTTAATTTTGCCTTATCTTTACCTGAAGAGTATTTAGAAAACAAACGTATTTTAAAAGACATTTCAGGACTGCCAAAGGAAATAACCGAAGGCAAGAAACGCGGGTTTTCAAATCCTCATTACACGAACGAAGAATGGGTTGAATTATGTCTGAATTTTATAACGTAGACTTCATCAATATTGATGGTAATTACATTCACAGAACTGCAATTATTCACGACAATGTAAGGTTAGGAACTAACAACTGGATTGGTGCTTATTGCGTTATTGGTTCAAACGGTGAGATTCGCGGCAAAGACCAAAAAGCATTCAAGGGAAATGTAGTAATAGGTGACAACAACGTTATATCCGAACACGTTACAATTCAAAGACCTTATGAGTTTGTCAGCACCTACATTGGAGACAATAACATCATAATGGCTCATTCTCATATCGGTCACGATGTCAAGATATTAAACGACTGTGAGATTTGCACAGGTGTTATCATTGGAGGCTATACGGTAATTGAAAGCGGTGTAAAGATAAAAC